TAGGCCGTAGTTACGGTTACCTTCAGAGAAGGCCATTGTCATGCTGTTGGTGGCGAACGATGACCGGAATACTCCGGCCCTGTCCAGCAACCGCCACACCATGCGCCGGCCACGCTTGTTGTTCATCAGCCACTTGACGTCGGCGGCCTCGTTCTCGCGCTCGAGGCGTTCACGCTGGTCGCGCTCGGCCTTGCTGCGCTCCTGACCACGGATGTCGAGGGGGTCGTAGTTCGACATCAGGCGCCGTTCATCTTGAGCTTCCACGCCACCAGGTCGATGAACTCATTGGCGGTGGCAATCGTCCCGACGATCTGGAGCGTCTGGACGGCAGCGATCCCGCCCGATGGCGTCATGCTGACGTTGGCCCCGGTGCTGGTGCCGTGACCGGGTGCAGCAAGGGCGTTGGAGATGATCGTAGTGCTGTCCTTGACGCACGCCTTCTTCTCGACGCAGACGCTCTGGATGTTGGCGGCGACGGTTTGCGAATACCAGGCCGCGCTGCCGTAGTTGGCCTTGACGGTCTTGTTGTTCGTGCTGCCCGTCATGCCGAACAGCAGGTCGAGCTGGTAGGACATGCCGACCTTGGCGGTGTTGGCCGGGATGACCTGCGACACGATGGTGATGTCAGCGGTCACGTTGCTGGTCTGCGGGGTGCCGAGCCCAGCGTCGTACGGGTAGTCAATGATGAGTTCGTCGGTGTCGCTGTCAGCGTCAAGCACCTCGTACAGGCCGTTGGTGCCAGCACCCGACCACGACACGTACACGTGCCGGCCAAGCGCGTTGGTGTCGGTAAGACCATGCACACCTGCGCTCGACAGCAGGACTTTGCCGCTGCCATCGTTTGCCGCCGACAGGCTGGTGAACGTGGCAGCCGGTGCGACGATGCCGATGCTCGTCGTGCTGCCGTATGCAGCCGGCATGAACGTGGTGAGTGACGAGAAATACATCTCGCCGCCGTCCGCGTCCTTGATGCCGATGATGTCGTTGGTCGTGCTGTCGTACAGGAAATTGTTGCCTTGCTTCAGGTATGGCATGGTGGTCCTTTCAAACTTCCAGCGCCGATGGGCTGGTGTATCCCGAGAACATGTTCATCACGTCAGTCAATGCGTTGGGCTGATCCGTCGGAGCGCCGGCCATGTTCTTGACCGTCTGCGACGATTGCTGCAACGCTGCCGCCTGCTCCTTGGCCGCCATCGCTTGGTTGCGGGCGGTGCGGATTGCTGCGACTTCCTTGTCGGCGATGATGAGCGACGGGTCAACGCCGAGCATGTCGGCGTAGATGTCGGCCCACTGGTCGCTGTCGAACTTGTCGAGGATGTCCGGCTTCATCGTGGCGATCTGGCCAAGGTTGCCGACGAAGCGGTCGACCGAGTTCGTGCCGATGGCACGCTGCGCCTGGGCGAGCATGCTGACGAACTCGACGTTCAGGTCCATGCCCTGCAACTCCTCGGGTGCCGGCGGGATGATGCCGCCCTGCAACATGCGCGTGAACGTGATGTCCACCAGCGGGTCGAGCAGTTCGTTGTGCAGGCGCTCGAGCACGGGCCCGAGCATGAGCAACTTCTCCTCGTGGCGCTCGGCGACTTCGGTGGCCGTCATGCGGGTGTTCGGCTGGCCTGCCAGCATCAAGAACATGTCAGCGTAGAACGCACCACGCACGCGCTCGCGGCAATCTTGGATGTCGTTCAGCAGGTACTGGAGGTTGAGGTTGACCTCGAACGCCGTCTTGATGCCGGCTGACGCGCCGTCCACGAACGAGATGCCTCCGGGCAGCGTCTCGACGTCGCGGTTCTTCATCGACACGGGCACCTGGAGCGGCGGCTTCGTCTGGTAGTCGATGGCCTGGGCCTTGCGCAACTGCTCGTGCTGTAGCTGCTTGATGTCGCCAAGCGCCTCCATGCCGGGGCTGTTGCCGTAGATGTCGCCGCCGGCGGTGGCCCAGCGCGGGACGAGCGCGGGGAACTGCTCGAACCCGCTCTCTCGCAGGAACACGCCGTCCTCGCCGCCGACCTCGAAGTACCACGAACCCCACGGCATGTTCTTGTTGTCGAGCTTCTTGTGGTCGCGGTCGGATCGCGGTTCGATGGCGTGGATGACTGGAATCCACTGATCTAGCGTGCCTCGATCCCACATGTTGCGCACGGTCGTGGAGCAGTTCTTGTAGCCGAACTCCTTGACCATCGCGGCGACCGTCATCTCGAACTCGCGGTACAGCGTGTCAACGCGGCCCTGCGCGTCGGTAGCGATGCAAAACTCGCCCGTCGTGACGGGGTAGTGGTGGATGACGTTCTTGAAGTCGGGCAGCACGATGCTCGTGGCAGTGCCGAACGCACCGAGCTCTTCGTACATCGTGTGCAGGGCGCGGTAGGTGTTGGACTTCTGGAAGACCAACTGCATGCGGCGCGTCACGTCATCGAGCCACAACTTGACGGGCTGGTAGGAGTTCAGTTCCGGGTCGGCAGTCGCCAGCCTGAACCACTGCCGTGCCGGGCTAGTTGCGCCAGCCATCATGCCGGCACCGAGCGTGCGCAATGCGCGGGTGCCGGTGTTGTCGTAGATGTTGTTGTGCCGGCGCCATCCCTTGTCGCGGTCTTGGCGGAAGTAGCGCCCGTTGCGCGGGAGCAGGTAGGTCGTGATCTCCTGCCAGTGAGACAGCCACGACGCCCGCTCAGACTTGAGCTGCCCCCATCGCGTGAACAACTTGTCGCGGGTAGGTGCGCTTGGGTATGACTGTGCGTCGCCGGTGTATTCGCTCATCGTGCGCCTGGTGCGTTAGGTGTGCGTTGCGGTTGGATGGCCCGTGGTAGGAAGCCGCCCGGTGCGCGTGGATACAGCAAATCGTTTAATGCCTGCCGCTGGTTCTCAAGTGACGATTGCGCAGCGCCCATCAATCGTCCGATGCCCATAAGACCACCGCCCGGGGAACCCATAATTCCTCCGCCCGGTGCGCCCATTAAACGCAGTCCAGATAGTGAGTTTCCGTACTTGGCATAGTCTGCAAAGTACGCATTGCGATCTTCTGCGCTGAGTTTGACGAGATCCTCGGTCTTCATTGGCGAGAACAATGGACGCTGTTCTGCTTGAGGTTTGCCACCAAACAAGCCACCAGTACCGCCATCTTGCTTCGGCATCGTCAGCCACGGACGGGCTGCATCTGCCGTCCCTTGGTCGCTGGCTGGTGGTCTGATGTTGCCGAACGCAGCCATGTCAGCCTCCGAGGAGTGAACTGCGACCGAGCGCCAGATCCTGCGGGTTGACGCCGGTCGGTCCAGTCAGCATGGTGCTGGTCGGCCCGCCACCTGCGCCCTCAGCTGCGCCAGCCATGATGCTGCCCATGTCAGGCTGCCGGCGGTTGGCTGCGGCCATCGCCTGCGCACTGCGGCGCTGCTGCGAAGCGGCCTGTGCAGCGGCCTGCTGCTGGGCCTGCCGTTGCTCGCCGAGCGCCTGCTTCTGAGCCTTGTCGGCACGTTCGCCGGCATACATCGAATAACCCAAACCGCCAGCTGCTGCTGCTGCTCCTGCGACAGCCGCGCCAGTCGCTGCTGCTGCTGCTGCCGAAGCACCGAGAGCCGTACCGATTGCCGTGAATAAAGCCATGTCAGATCTCCTTGGAATGCATCCGCTCGGTCAGAGTGTAACCCATGATGCCGAGGATTCTTGCGGCAGGTGTCTCATCTCGCCCATTCATCACGAGATCGCTCATCGCCACGTACTTGAGTCCTCGGCGCTTGGCCTCATTCTCAAACGCCTGCATGAGCCTGATGCCAGCCATGCCACGGTACGCAGGATCGACCCACCACGCGAGCTCCACAGCAGTCTGCATGTGCGGAGCAAACCAGAGCGGGCCGACCACGCCAAGAATGACGCCAATGATTTGCTCGCCGTTGAGCGCAACGAACGAAACTCCGCAGTCGATGACCGCGCTTATACCGTTCGCTAGTTGTTCGTCGGTCAGATGGTCGTTGATCGACCTGTACTCGCTGAACTGGATGAACTGCCTGCCCATCGTCAGCAGCGCAGGAACGTCATCGCGTGTTGCTAGTCGAATCATTCCATGCCCTCGTATGGGTCGTAGTCGCCTGGTCGAGTGTCGATCCGGTCGCGCACCTCGCGTGGGAGCTGCTTTCCGACGGGGAACGCGAACGTCAGAGCCAGAGCGTCGGCGATGTCCGGGCTCGCCCCACCCTGTAGCCGGCGCTTGATGTCGTCCTTGGATTCGAGCACGCGCCTGCCGTTGGAGTCGTACGAGTACGTTGGGGTGGCGAGTTCGGCCTTCAGGTACGGGTCGTTGGGAATCGAGCCGCCCTGCTCCATCCACTCGCGCATCGTCCACCACATCTCGGTGCGCTTGTTGACGAACAAGCCGGGGTTGTTGGCCTTGCCGCCGAAGTTGATCTCGACGATCCCGTAGCCCAACTGGCGCAGCCGGTCGATCACGCCCGCCCCGCCACCCACGTCGATGAACACGCCGTCTGGGTCGCGCTCCTCGATGACGTTGGCGACACGGCCAGCCAGGCCCATGTTGTCGATCCCACGGTAGACCTGCGGCTCGAACACGACTAGCCCTTGGCGCAGCACGATCACGCTGCGGTCGTCACCGAACCGGGCAGGGTCAACGCCAACGACCAGCGGGGAGTCGATGATGTCGCCGTCTGAGTATCGGCGCCGTGCCGCAGACTCAGCGTCGGACAGCGTGATGAGCTGATCGTCGCCGGCGGCGCTGAAGTCACACAGGTACTCACGAGCGAACGCCGTTTCGGGCATGTCGCGGCGCAGGCGCTTGACCTCGTCACGGTCAATGGCGTCCGTATCATCGACGGTATAGAGGGCAGACCACCAGTCCTCGAGGCCGTTGGAGCGATAAAACAGCTCGCTGAAC